GTTCGCATTATACTTTATTTTTTTATACGCGTTCGCTCGCGACTATTTAAACTATAGTTAGTTTCACTATTAAATGTTAGTAATTGGGTCAATGCTATAAAAGCAAGATCCTTGAAATCTCAAAAAATTGAAATCTTCAGCAATTGACATTTGAAATAATTGTGTTGGTGCTGCCCCATTTACGTCTGTATGTATAATAGCACCTGATGAATCTGGATTTCTATTATATAGACCGCTTATACCCTCAACAGCTGGTGAATCATATAGATGAGTACTAAAATATGGTATTTCATACTCTACACCTCCATGCACTGGATTTTGGACAATAGAACCAGAAACAGAAGGATAAACAAGAGCATCATTAATACTATTAGTAGTAACTTTGGGTACTTGAAAAATTGTTCTCCTGTATTTAGTAAAGATATTACCTATAAAATTATCACTTCTAGTAGTAATTCTATACCTAATACCTCCACGCACACCTAGAAAGCAATGTCTCAAGATATTAAAGGTATTAACTTTACCATTGTTGGCAGTTATAGTAACAGTCCTAGGTATTAGAAAATTGTTATGAGGAGGATATAGGGCGTGTTCAACTGTATTAGTTGTTGTATGTGACTGAACAAAAGCTGTCTGATCTCTCTTAAGTAACACTCTTAAAGATTCAATCTTCTCTCCAAAATGTGCATGGTATAAATTGTTATTATTGGGAATGACTCTATTGATAGTGGACATGGCCCCAGTAACATCGACTATATGATCATTTTGAACTTGAACCTTATTAATAGGCTCTCCTTGCTCATATGCACTTTCAGCGTTGATATTAGAATTTAGTCCCATATTAACATGGTCCCATGGTTCACAAAATTCCATATCATTACTATATACATAAGTATTTATGTACATAGGTGCTAAAGAATCTATTTCTGTAATTGAAGTAGCGGATCGTATCGTTAATACACCAGTACTTTGACCACGAAGATTTGATTGAATAATTTCATTTTCATATTCTCCAGCTATATTAAAGTAGGGTCTTAAGCCTCCCTTAGTATTATTAGATTGATGGACATTAGCAAAATTCTTATTATGATTATATCCAACATGTATAGTTATACTTCTATCTTTTTCGAGATCCAAAGTAGTAATATATTGTTGATTTAGTATAGTTGGCCTATCTTTTCTATCAAGATAACTTGTTGTTGCATTGGGTTCGTAAATAAATAGAAATTTACCTCGAGTAAAGTTCGATGCGACGAAATCAAATCTAAAACTAACTGTACCTCGCCAATATGTATAATTCATAGCAACTTGAGATAAGGAAGAATTCATCATTAATTGACGGGTAACGGTAGACGAAGTTTCAACGAAATGAGTACCTAACATAGGTGTAATAGGAATAGTGAGAATATTTGTTTGATAAGGAACAGATACGCCATTAAAAGTCAAAGTGTGAATTTTCGAAGGTATTGAAGTGATATATTTATGAGCTAAAGGATCATGAGAACCAGAACCCATTATATCATTCATTAAAGACAATTCTTGTTTAGGATCACAGGTTAACTTAAAAGCAGTATCTCTGCCAACTACTGTAGCTCCATTACTAAAAGTAACTTGTTTAGCGAATGAGGGAGGAGATACATTTGTAGGTTTAGAAAAACCAAACATAAGTGCTATTTGTGAAATTGCTGTAGCAGCTATTTGAGTAGCTTTAGCAAAAGTAGAAATAACAGGAACATCTGAAAGTTTTTCAGCTACATTAGATATTGCTGTAGCAGTTGAACTCACTGGGTTTGTTAGAAATTCTGATTCAGCTGTAACAGTAATTCTAGTACTAGTAGGAGTGGATAATTCAACATCTTCCATCCAAGCATATACTGAAAGAGTTAAGTCTGAAGTATCTGTTGGGGATGCTGAATGGAATTTTCCTAACGAAGTGAAGAAAAGTTGACCTAGATCATCAAAATCAATATAACCGTCAGTATTCACAAGAATATTGGTCTCATCAGGTCGAAATAATCGTAGGGAATTTTGTGGATGTATAAATGGAAGATCCATTTGAACATCATCATCCTGACCAGCGTTAACATAACATATGTTAGGACTCTGACTAAGATAATTTTGTCGGAACATGATTTTTTGATCAGTGATTATAGATAATCCCCTCATTACTTGATAATTTCTATTTGTAGCATCCAAGGGTTGATAGCTAACAAGCAGTGATCCATAATGAAACTTAGATGATGAAATACTAAACCTTAATTTAAGATTCCCACGGAAGTAAGTATAATGAGCTAACTTGTTTCGAATTGAAGGTTTCCTTGACCAAAGGTAGTAAGGATTGAGTGTGTATTCAATTCCTACATTCAATTGTATAGCTCTTATGTCAATAAGTACTGGACGTTTAAAAAAATCATTAAGATAAAGTTTATCATCTAGGGCAGATGAAATCACTTTACTCGTTGAACTTCCTAAAATCTGTGCACTATTGGTATCAGAGTGATTTTCTAAATTAAGAGATTCAGCATGGACATAAGTCACTATAAATTTCTTTTTATTTTCTAATAGGGAATCCTTAGTAGCCTGATTGAGTTGACGTGAGAAAAACTCAACATCATCACAGTATTGTTGACACGTTAGAGGGGATGTCCGTAAATCCTTTCTAAAGTACAACTCATTAAGAGTCATTTTAAAAAAAGGACTTAGTGTAAGATCAACAGGAAGTTCTGGTGAGTCAGATTCAGCGACTACGTAGGTACGCTCTAAAATTGAAATTATACTAGATAAATTATCAGAGGTAGTATTAAGAATATCAGTTGTTCTAGATAATTTATCAATAGCACTTTCAAAATCAGCATGAGCTGCTTTACGTAATTTCTGCTGAAAAGGGATTGCTGAATGGTTACAGCAGTATGAAGCCATTTGGTGTTCACACTTTGGTTTATAAATTGTAGTTTTGGCAATTCGAATTACATTCTTGTAACCACTGAATTAGGTGATTACGAACGCAAACCAACACATTTGTCTTTTGAAGTGGGTACGCCACGACAAGGCACTAATTGTGTCATAATAAGCTTAAATAAGCCTCCTTTTATAACAGTGTTTCCTGTAAACATTCATCTTATGGTTTGATAAAGTGATTAAATGTTCAGTATATTTGGCACTGAGTTTTATCTTTTATTAGTAAAAGATAATAAAACTATTATAGACTATATTTATCCAATAAAGAATCCCAAGTTTTAAACAAGGGCTCTAAATCAGATACGCTGAACCTAGTCAAGTCAACTAATTTGTCTATGATTTTACGTCTATAAGTATCATAAGTAACTTGATCTTCACAATGGAAGAAAAGTTCAGTGAGAGCACTAATGCTCGTTTGAATAATTTGTTCTTCAGGAGTGATTTCTTTTGAAGGTAAATAATAACACAAACTTTTCATGATAGAATCTTTATCTAATGGTGCAACAATTCGTTTCATAAGAGAATGATATCTAAACGTCCTTTTGAGAAAAGAAATGTCTTCAATATTTACAAATTTTTCTGTTTGCTCTTTTTTATCTGATGTCGTGAAGGTCATATAATAGACTTCTCGAACGAATTTCTCATATGTGATATTATTAAAATAAGGTGCTAATTCATCTTTAACACCACATAACATATCATCACCATAGGTTATTGGTAATAGTAGATCATCGAAATCACGAACATTAAATTTTGTAGTTAGATTTAAAGCATTATTGTAACCAAGAGGTGTACACATTACTGTGAAAGCATATCGTAACAAAATTACACCTCGTAAAGAATTATCCTCAGCGGTGGCATATTTACCTGATGGTTGAAAACCAGGAGGTGTGAAGACAGTTCCATTTAATACAACAGTTGGGAATAAATTTTCAGTTAAAATACCTTTAACAATTTGTAAAGCATGAGTATTATAACCTAACTTTTTAAGAACAGTATAAACAATAGAATTAGACATAAACCCAATTCCTATTGGCATACTTGTATCATATCCGCCATAATCACCTTCCATGATATTAGAAGAAAAACTTTTCAAGGTATTGTACATTTTGTCTACTTCATCAGAATGCATATTTATGCCAATTTTGGTACTGAACACATCCCTGTGTTCACACATCATACTATAGAATGGCAATAAATACATTCTGTTAACTAGAGTCATATCATATGAAGACATAGCAAACATGCGTGTATTTCCTTTGATAACTTTATCCCAACTTCGAGGTTCATCTTTTAATTGGGCTCCAACTATAGAATGAGATGTTTTATCTTGTAAATATGAATCAATTATTTCTTGAACTTGAATTAAAACTTCAGGTTTAGGAGTAACAGCGTCTTTCTTGAAATCTTTCGGGGTGAAATCAATATATTTACTTTTCTTACCTGTAAACATAAATCCACCAGATGTACTATTTTTCATAGATCTGTAATAAAAGTTTTCTGGAAACCCGTTCTGTGCAATGTCTAATGGCACAGGATTTAAAGAAGTAACACCTTCTTTCTTTAATTTATATAATAAATTACAAGTGGTGCTTATAATTACATTTTCCATAATAGAATTATCTAGAGCAGAAGTAATAACTCCTACTTTCTTGACAAAATTATTTTCTGGAGAATAAAAAACACCATCTCTTCTAAAAGATCTCATCTTTGGTGCTAAGTATTTAGGATGACCATCTACTGATGGGGATACATTGATAAGTTCTTCAACATGATTAAATAAAATACTTTTAGTTAAAGTACTCTTAGGTGAAACAGGACTGCAATTACTAATATTACCATAAACTAATAGAGATGGTATATCTTCATAAACTAAAGGACTTCTTGGAGAAACACTAGTAATAGTACCTTCATCTTTTAACCTAAAACTACCCTCCGAAGTTATATCAATCAAAATATTAGTTGATTGATAGTCTTTAAGAGCAGCATCAAACTGTCTTTTATTAATTTTACATGCATAGCCATATTCATTAGTACCTGCACAATGTACGCCAACTAAGAAAGTTTTATATCCATATGTTACAAGCAATGGACTGCCACAATCACCTGCTGCATGTTCGGGAAATATGTACTTATATGGATACAAAACTACCATATTTTCCGCATTTATAGGAACAATTTCTTCACGTACTTGCCTAACAGGAATTTTATTATTCATAAACATTCCATTAAGACCAACAAAAGTGTCAGGAATGTCAGCTATGGCAAAAGTAATATCTTTGAAAAAAGTTCCAATAATTCTAACCAAAAATATATCTTCTCCAACTTTTTTAAAGTCTTGTTGTTTTAAATTTGCTTTAACAATACCTGAAGCAGAGTCTCGTGAAGTAGATAGATGAACACTATATATTTCACTTTTGATACAATGGATATTAACAAGAGCATAATCGTTGCATACGCCAAGTACTTTAGTTGTAGTGCTACTATCATTAGTGAATCGAATTTTGGCATAACGCACATTAGATTCAATAGTAGCATACAATTCTTCAATCTTATTGTGATTACGTTCATTACCAACTATGAATGGAGTAATGTTTTCAACTTTATCATAATCCATATCTGTAGCTCTTTTCTTAGAAGGTAAAGGGAATATACAGCAAGATTGTTTTTCATTATCACAAACAGTTCTATATATATTCTCTGCATTGTAATTACCACTTTGAGAAATACTTTCAGATAAAACGCTCTTAGCAACTTTATAACTGAGTAGCATCATCTTTGCTGAAGCAGCACTAATAATGACGATCAACAATAAAGGAGGTACAGAAGAAGTTATTTTACTTGACAACACTTTCCATTTAACAGCGTTATATCTTTCATCTTTGAAAAAGAAAGTTTTAACATATAAATAAGACAGAAGACTAACATTGGTAAATATGTTGCAAGTACTAGTTATAAAATTAGAACATGTTATGTTCCTATATAGTATAATGGAATCAGTTAATAGACTTAACTGCCTCCGTGTTAGAACATAATCTTCATTTAATGTAACCCATTGTAGATATTGGTAAAAGATAGTAAGGAAACATAATTGAATAAAACACATTAGTATAAATATAGATAAAGAATAACTTCCTATATATAGACATACTATAGAATAAAGTATACAAATAAATGTTTTAATTTTGGTAGATAAACTATGAAAGTAAATAGAAGAAATATTAACTTCTTTATTTGATAATTTAAGTTTGTTCTTTTCCAGGATTTTACTTCTATTTACACTAGCTGCAAATTTTTCTGCATGTAACTTACGTTTAACTATATTAGGGTGAATTTGTGATCCAATCTGGATAGTTTCAGCTTCAGCTGTAACGGGAGTTGTATGCATCTGGATATCTTTGAATTCCATTTTAAGTAAATCATCTACTGAACAATCGGTAGGTTTCATGTACTTAGAAATATCAATATCATTAGCATCATAACACATCTTTTGATTAGCTACGTGTTCCTTATGAGCTTCATGTAAGAATTGACATAGTCCATACATATCAAATATAGATTTGTCACCCTCTCCATCATGAGTAAAAGGGACTTTGGTAGAAAGCATATTTGCATCACCTGCTTGGGGTACTTGTCTATAAATTCTAAAATCCCAAATATTCATTTTATCTTTAGCGTCTAATACTTTTTTAGGATCTATACCAACACCACAGTGTATGGCATACTCAGGTTTAACAGTAGCTTCTATATATATAAATCTTCTTCTAATAGCTGCTGGTGCAGCCATAAGTATTTTAAGATTCATCTCTGGATTATTAGTGTCAATACATACCAATTCTGGTATAGCGTACTTAGCACCTTTATCTTCGATAGCTGCTTGATCTGGACAATACGGAGCATTATCACAAACACACAACATTTCATTGATAGATTCATCTCCTTGTAAGGCTAAATTAGCTGAAATGCTTCCGAGTTCAGGTATATGGATAATAGGGTGAATAACGGGATCGTAACCTGTCCAATACTTAGCCTTTGGAGCTCTGTGAAAGACAAGATCAGAAGAATATTTGCGATCGGTAGAAAAGCAAAAAGACTTATAGATATTTGTTTGAATTGAAGACTTACCTATACCAGGATCTCCGTGAAGTATGATTCCCATAGGAGCCATTCTTCTTTTGGAGGCAATTTCTACCATAATAGATCTTTTCATCATTTTTAGTTCATTTAACCTAGTTTTGAATAGTGGATTGGTCTTCATAGAATCAAGATACTTATTACCTTTAGTAATAAAAATATTAATTGATTCAAGAAAATCTTTTGCACTCATTCTATCCTGAGCAATAGTATCTCTAAAATTCATATCATCACCGATATATACAGTTTTAAAAGCTAATGAAATGTCAGTAGTATCATCAATAAATTGTGATAAAATATCTTTATTTAATAAAGCTGCTACTACAGATCCAGTTTGATAAAACTTAAATCCGAATCTAGTAAAAGATTCTACTACTTCTATCATGTTAGATGTAAAATCTAACATGCTAACTTTTTTCTCCTTAATTGTAGAATCTCCAATAGCGATAAGAAATCTTTCTGACATATCTGCAGAAAAAAATTTAAGTCCAACCATATTTATAATAAAAGTTCTAGTAGACCTAACAACTTGACTAGAGATAATCATCTCAAAAATTTTCTTAGGAGAGAAAGTTTCATCAATATCAGGAAAAGATTCAGCTTTGACTTTATTATTTATAGATTTTGTAAAAGTTTCTACATATTGAATAATGTAATTATTAATAATTTTTGAGCAATTAGGAAATGAATTTCTCAATAACATAATTAAAGTAGCAGTTAATTCAACTCTATTTCTAAATCTTATTGCTTGATAAACATAATATATAGAACTACAAATATAATCTATATAAGATAAAGAATCTCTAACATTATGTAAACATAATATTTTAAGAAGATTATCTTTAAATTCTTCATACCATTTAACATAATCTGATTTATTCTCAGTAAAATCCTCCTTAGCATGTTTGTAAAGTTCTTTAGGAAAATCTGCAACATGTTGAATATTTCTTTTACCATCAGATAAGATTTGCTTAAAATTGGAAAGAGAATCTTTAACTAAGTGAAATTTGAGGAAACGGGGATTCATTCCAAGGAAACTATCAGTACGAGTAGAATTTGCCCATTTAATGGGCTTACCGGTATATGGTTTCCATTCTAGATTATGTTTTTCATTACGAATTTCATCTAGAGTCTTATAACCATTTGAATTATTATAGAAAACACCATTAATTTTAGGAAAATCTGGTAGTTTTGTCTTAATGATTGGAGTATCACAAATGGGATTATTATCAGCTTCAGCCTCTGTAGAAATTGAATTTAAAGATGTAGAATCTCTTAATAATTCACCATCAGTGTAAGTATTTGGATCTTCTATTATTAAAGGTATATTATTTAACATAGGATTAAAAACATCGTTAATAAGAAGTTTAAGAGCAGGATGATGAATAATAATATTAACATTTACCTTTAAACTAGTTGATATATGTCGAAATAAAAAACGAAGAGCGGAATCATAAAGTTCATTACTCGATTTCGTTAAGTCACCTATACACGTAGTTAATAAAGGGAATTGATCAGCATATTCACACATATTTGTGTGTATAAATTTCCTAAGTTTGGAAATTTTATAATTATGGAAAGTATCTTTAGAAGTTCCACTCCATAAATGATAATCAATAGTTTTACGATTTTTATAAAATAAGTCGTAATAATTACTAAATTTATCAAAGAAATCTATAGTAGATTCCTCAGAAAAGTAATAACGAACGTGAATTATAATAAAAGCAGTTATATGGGTCTCATTAGAAGTTAAAGATCTTTTAATTTTAAATGGATTAGACATAGATTTGAAAATATCTTTTCCTTCAAAAGAAACTTTGGTAATTTTAATTTGACGACGTTTATTGATAAGTATAGATTCTTTCTTGGCTGCTTTTCTTACATCAGCCTCACCTCTTGCATTTTTATTTTTTTTATTTTTATTTTTTAAATTTTTGTTCTCAACTTTTTTGTTTGCCTTGACTTTCTCAGCATTAGAAATGTTCATTTGTGATTAATAAAAATCAAATGTTTTAATCTGATCGGTTTAAGTAAGACAATAAATAATTTGAAATATGTAATAATATATAATAAATAAATAAACTTTTTAATTCTTTTCCAGGATTTACATATAAGTTCCGGAGCAGGCTGTTACAGTATTACAACTGTAACGTCCTATTAAAAATATAACTACTTTTCGGGAAATCAAATAAATATTAAGATGCTAAAAGACTTTGCGCCTTTAGACAGTTCTTGTACCTTAGAGACTTAGGCCTAATTAAAGACGGCTCGGTAAACAACTTCTGTTCGCACATAATAATACTTAAAAGACCCTATTAGACTAGTTAATTTCTAATATGGAAATAGAAAAATCAGAATAGTTGACATTCTGAATGAATTCATAAATTATAAATTAATACGGTGTAAATAATGAAATTAATTAATGTAATATTAATATAAGCTAATAAATGATTAGTTTAAAAGCTCAAAGGGGTTGGATTTTGAAG